GAGAAATAATGAGTGTTTTTCAACACTCTGCCCATATTGCTTTGTGGGATTGGCTAAGCAAAAATCCATTGGCGGAAAAGAATGATTGGATTGGATGGAAAAGAAATGGCGGGATGTATCCAGATGATATAAATTGTGATTGTTTTGCCTGTGATTATGAAGAAGATTATTGCTGTCCTTTAATTTGGGAAGATATTAATGGAGAGCCTTGTAAGGATTGCAACTCTGACGAGGATGGGCTATTTTCAGCTTGGCAGATGGACAAAGATAATCTTAAACAAAGAGTAAAATTTGCGGAGAAAATTCGTGACCTAAAAGTAAATGAAGATGTAAAATGTGTTTGACTTTAGACTTCAGGTACACTATAATTTAATATACGAAAGGGGATGGAAGATTGAAACAATTTAGCCAGATTAACGAACCTAAGGACATTATTACATGGGATTTAACTGATTTCTTTATTTCGCTTCAGTTTTATTCCGCGCAGGAACTAAAAGATTTGGAGGGGATGATTTATCTCTGTATTGCTGAAGTAAAGGCATGGAATCAAGCTATTAACAAAGACTTTTTTGAAACTTTTTCCGCCAAGTTTTTTTCCCACGATAGTGAAAAGGATATGGATATGCTCTCTCGCCTTGTATCTGTTGAACATTATTTGATGGAACTAACTGACAAGCTAAAAATTGCAAAACATTATTCTTATTTGAAAACTCCAGATTGCTTCAAAGAAAACGGTATTGTACACTAATAAAGTAATAAATTTGAAAGGATGAGTGCCTGTGGAACTAAACGACAAACAAGTTATTGAACTGAAAGAGAGATTGCTTGCACTTCAGGAGATTATTCTCGACATTGAGAAGATGTTCCCTGAACAGACAGAACAGCCTGTAGAAGTTAAGAAAGAAGAACCTAAAAAAGCCAAAAAAGACGTAGTAAAAGAAGTAGTAAAACAGGAAGTAAAACAAGTTGAGGAAGCTGTAGCAGAAGAAGAACAAATGACCGTTGAAACTGTTATTGAACAGCAAAATCTTTCTGACCTTTCTGAAGATGACCTTCGCGAAATTCTTGATGCCTATGAGATTAAGTACACGGGGAAAAATAAGAAACAATCATTGATGGAAAAAGTGGCACAAGGAATTCTCGACGGAGTAATTGAAACGGAAGATGAAGAAACTTCTGAAGAGTCTGACGAAGAAGTAGAGGAAGCCACTGAAGAGGCTGAAGAACTGACCCCGCGACAAGAAGCTGAAGTTAAGATTCTCAAAGAAATTGATGCACAGATTGAAAAAGGAACTCTGACCAAAAAGAAAGCCTCTGAGTGGCTCAAGAAGCACTTCGAAAATGGCGACTGTAAAGAATGCCCAAAGGGATGCAAGGATGACCCTATTGACTGCTACAAGCAGATTAAAACGTCTTTTGTGGATGATGATGGCGAAGTTTATCCCTTGGAAGAAGCGTACATGCGTGATGGGGCTATCTTCTGTTGTGGAATGGAATGTGAGGGCATGGAAGAAGATAGCGTAGCGTGTTCCATTTGTGGGCAAGTATACGAGTATGAGGAGGAAGATTAATGAATTTCAACTCTAAAGAAATTACGCTTGAAGGAAAGTGTACTATCTGTGGAAACAAGCAAACATTTTACCAGTGGGATGATACCCCAGTTGATTCAGAAAATGTAATTACAGCAAAAAATTCATCATTTGTTGAGCGTTATTGTTACAAGTGTGGCACAATGCGCGTCTTTCAAAAATAATAGAAATAAAAGGGGATAAATATTAATGGAATATAAAGCAACCTGTAACACCTGTAAAGATGACGTATACTTTTATGCAGATAAAGGAAAGTATAAAGCCGGGGATGTTCTAAAAGATTTGTTGTGCCTTGGGTGTGGCAACGAAGTAAACGCAAAAGTAGTTTGCGAATTGGAGTGATTTAATTGAAAAGAGATTGGAAATGTACTGTGTTTCTAATCTCTTTCCTTTTTTGGATGTTATTTCCGCGAATAGTTTTTGCCCCTATGTTGGATAAACCTATCGTGGAAGAGATTAGAACTGATACTGTAAGCCGTGGAGAAAAGAGATACGTTGAGTGTGAAATTACGGCATACACGGAGCATTATGCTTCAACAGGGAAAACCCCTTCCCATCCCGCATATGGCATAACAGCAAGTGGAGAGAAAGTAAGACCGGGAATAGTCGCGGCTGATATTAAAGTATTCCCAATGCATTCTATATTACTAATTGATGGAGTTGGGATAGTTGAAGTAAAAGATACCGGCGGAGCGATAAGAGGAAATAGACTGGATATTTACTTTGAAAGTGAAGAAGATGCAATAAAATGGGGTAGACAAAAACGGAGAGTTTATATAGTAAGATTGGGGGAATAATAATTTGGAAACATTTATGAGTGCTTTATATGGAATTGCAATTGTGTTTATTTGTATCTATGTAGGGGCTAAAGCATTTTTAGTGACATTTTTTCCAGAAGTTTCATTTACGATTTTTCATGGAATGTCTTTGTTAGTTCTTTATTTATCAATAGTATTCCTACTAACTATTGGATTTGAAATTATTAGGAGCTATTCCAAAATAAATGTGGAAGAAGAAGATAAAGTGGAGAAAAGTGCAAGGCAGTTACTTATCTCAGCTATCTTGTCTAATGGCGGATTCTTAAATGTGCAAAGCCAGTATTATTCTGGAAATATAGATGGAGAGTATAGACTAAAAACGGAAAGATTATTGGACGGAGTATATCAGTTAAAGCTGGAGGAAATAAATGATGGGAAGAAAAACAGCCCACTTTAAGCCTTATTGGGCGTTTATAGGAACAGGGAGTAGGCGGAGGAAGGAACCTCAGAACGTAGTATTAAACTTCATACTTTTCGGAATTGGGATTGTAGTAATTTTTATTAGTTCTTTACTAAAAGGGTGTGCAAATTAAATGAATATATTTAATACAGAAGTTTACGGACTCGCAGAATCAATCATTAGAAGTGGCTATCCAATGAAAACCAAAATAATTAATATGGAGAATATTAATTCCAGTGATTACTGGGATTTGCAAGATGCAATTACATTTAAAGATTTTGTGAATCCACATATCAAACGTGCAATTAAACTTGCTAATGCTGGCTCTGGGCATAATAACTATCTAAAAGGAATTATTGTTCAAATGGATGTTGAGGCTCCTCAATATGTATGGATGCAACTTGAGAGATATCAATTCTTTACCATTATATCAAGTCAATCCAAAATGCACCGACTAACTCAAATGGATATGTCAGATGGATTCTTGGATGGGATGTACTGCTCTTCCGCAAAAGAAACGGCAGAAGATTTTATTCAATTGTTCAAAGGCGAAAAAATTGGGATAGATGATATGTTGGGAAATGTCCCAATGGGATTGGAGCTAACTGCGGGGATAAGTACAAATTACTTGTGTCTAAAAAATATGTACCATCAGCGTAAAAATCATAGACTAAAATTCTGGAATACCGTGTTTGTGGAGTGGATAAAGTCTTTGCCGATGAGTAATGTACTAATTATGAGTAATTAACCTACTTTTATAAAAAAATTCAAGTTTGTAGGTTATCGAGGAGATTTATCGAATATGGAAGATAAACTTACCTTAGAAATGTTTAGAAATGCAATCAAGAAGGTTAAAACTAAGAGAGATTACTATATTATTCCTTTACACCCTCAAGCAGTAAAGCAGGGAGTGAGCGGAGGATGGCTGGAGAAAGCCGAAGATGGATATTATAGAATAATTACAGGAGGGAAATAAGTGAAAGATTATAGAGTTTTGTTTACGTTAGAATATTATGTAACAGCAGAAGATGAAGATGATGCTATTGAGATGGCAAAAGATGAAATTGGCAGAAGTGTACTTGGGGACTGTATTGAAATTGATGTAGAGGAGTGTTAATAGCACTCTTTTAACAGTTACTTTTGAACCTCAAAATGATATAATAAAAGAACTCTCTAAAAATGAAAGGATGGATTTTATGCGTAAATTTGCTCAAGTTTCAGCTTACCCCGCCCAAAGTATTTCTCTCCCTAAGAGGGCAACAGAAAATAGCGCGGGGTATGATTTTGAAAGCGCGGAAGATGTTGTAATTCGTATCGGGGAAACCAAAGTAGTTAAAACTGGCGTAAAGTGTTATATGAATCCGGGCGAGTATCTTCAATTGCAAGTTCGTAGTTCAATTGCAATTGATGGAAAACTCATGATGGCTAATGCTCCGGGGATTGTGGATGCCGACTACGTAGATAACAAAAAGAATGAAGGTGAAATTGGATTTATCCTCTATAATGCAGGGCAATACGATTATAAGATTGAGAAAGGACAGCGTATTGGACAGGGGATTTTTCAGCCCTATTTGACAACAGATGAGGAGATTAAAGTTACCAAGAAACGTGATGGTGGCATGGGAAGCACTGGAAACTGAGGGGGAAAATAAATGTCTAATACAAATAAACATGAGTTTTGGCAAGCAACAGAGTTTGGAAAAGGAATTACTACTAAGAAGTATTATCATGATGGAGAAACAAGTTTTGCTGACATGTCTGAACGTATATCCTCTTGTTTCTCCCCCAACTTAAAACACTTTATTGAGGAATCTCTATATTCCGCCAACTTCTTTCCCGGCGGGAGGAGTTTATATGCACTTGGATGCAAAGGGAAGTTTAAAGCCACAACCTCAAACTGTTTCGTCCTTCCAACACCATTAGATAACGTGGATTCAATATTTAATGTTGGAAAGGAAATTGCAGTTATCTCCTCCAAAGGAGGAGGATGTGGAGTAAGTCTTAGTAAACTAAGACCTCGCGGAGCAAAAGTAAACAATGTAGCAAGAACATCTACTGGGGCAGTTTCCTTTATGGAACTGTACAACACAATAGGCAGTATTATCTCCCAGAATGGACGTAGAGGGGCTTTACTTATCTCTCTCGACTGTTCCCACCCAGACATTGAGGAATTTCTTTCAGTAAAGCAGGATAATACCTCTATTCAAGCGGCAAATATTTCTATCAACTTTACGGATGAGTTTATGAAAGCTGTAGAAGATAATGCGGAATATGAACTTTACTTTAAAGTTGAATCAACAGGAGAGGAAATAAAGCGCAAAATAAGTGCTAGAGATTTCTTCATGAAGTTTTGTGAAATGAACAAAGAGTGGGCTGAACCGGGTGCTATTTTTATAGACCGAGTACGCAATTGGAACCTAATGACCGGGGATAAAGATTATATTATTGATACTTGTAACCCATGCTTGACCTACGATATGAAGTTATTAACAAGTAATGGGTATAAAGAAATAGGGACGCTTGACGGGGCGGAAGTCAATATAATTAACAAGGATGGAAACATAGTTTTAAGTAAAGTTTGGTGTTCTGGGGAAAAGGAAATTGTAAACTTAGTAGGAAAAAACAGAGAAGTGTACTTAAAATGCACTCCAGACCATCGCTTTATGACTACTACTGGCGAGGAAATTTATGCGAAAGATGTAAAAGGACAGCGTTTGATGCCATTTATTCACTCCTCCGCACATTTGTTAAACAGGGAATATATTAAGTATGGATTCTTACAGGGAGATGGACAACTTTCTCGACTTAACTCAGAGGCGCATAAAGGATTGGAAGTAAATATTGGGGAAAAGGACTTAGAGATTATCTCTCTCTTTAACCTTACCTCAGATGACTTTCAATCAAATGGAAGAAAAGCATACTTAACAGATTATAACGAAAAATTAATTGAGTTGGGATTTGACGCTAAAACCCTTCCTGAGAGAGTATTTCCGTCTAAATACTGCGACTTCTCCGTAATTGAAAAGCTATCATTTCTTAGAGGATGTTTCTCAGCTAATGGAAGTGTTATTAATGGACACCGTGTATCTTATAAAACTACATGTGAGACTCTTGCCAAGCAGTTAATTGATGCCTTAATGATATTTGGAATTGATTCATACCTTACATGTAATTTGGCAAAAGATGTAAAGTTCTCTAATGGGACGTACACTTGTCGGAAAAGTTTTGATGTTAATATTACTACGTATAAATCCATTAAGTTGTTTGCGGAGTTAATTGGCTTTGAACAAGAGTACAAACGCCAAAACTTGAAAGAGTTGATTATAAAAAAATCCCCTGCACTCTACTGCAAGTTTATTAACAAGACCGAAAAAGTGTATGATTTTACCGAACCTGAAACTCATTGGGGCGTAGTTGAGGGGTTTGTAACGCATAACTGCGGTGAGTTTTTTGCTAAAGAATATAACTCATGTAACTTAGGAAGTATTAATATTTACAACTTAGTTGTAAATCCTTTTACAAAAGATGCAAGAATTGACGGGATTAAACTTAAAAACGTAGTCACAAACGCAGTATTTGCTTTGGATGAAATTCTTGACTATGGATATGACCTACAACCTTTAGATGAGAATAGAGAAGATATACTCAACTACCGTTCTATCGGACTTGGAGTATTTGGCTTTGCAGATGCTTTAATTGCTTTAGGAATTACCTATGGCTCAGATAAAGCAGTAGAATTTTCTGAACATCTTTTCCGCGAAATTTTTTCTCACGCCGCGATGGCATCATCTAAGTTGGCGGAAGAAAAAGGAACATTCTTAAAATATGATAAACAGAAAATGTTAAACTCACCTATTATCCAGATGCTTCACCCTGAAGTAATTTCCCATATTGAGGAATTTGGACTAAGAAACTCCAACTTGCTTAGTATTGCACCAACTGGGTCTATATCAACGATGTGCGGATTGTCCGGCGGAGTAGAGGCTTTGTTCCAAGTTTCTTACCGTCGAACTACCCATACTTTAGTTAATGAAGGAAAATATTTTGATGTATATGCTAAGAGTGTTGAAGCTCTCCTTCTACACAATAACATTTCTCCTTCAGATATTACTATAACTGAGATTAAAGAAAAATTCCCCTTTGTAGTAGATGCACATGATATTACCCCGCTTCAAAGAGTTTCAATGCAGTCAGCTATTCAAAAATATGTAGACAATGCAATTAGCTCTACCGTAAATATGAAAAAAGGTTCTACTGTAGAGGATGTATTCAATGTTTATATGGAAGCATGGAAACGTGGATGCAAGGGAGTTACTGTGTTTGTAGATGGATGTATGCGCACTTCTATTCTTTCCGGCGAAAATTCTTCTCCCACTATTGAGGAAAAAGAAGTTGGCGAAAAAGAAGTAAAATTTGATACTATAGTTCCTATTAAAAGGGAGGAAGTAACAGATGTAAGCGAGGGACTAAAGGGAAAATCTTATCGCGGAAGTACAGCTTGTGTACCTAAACTTTATACCCAAGTAAATGAAGTCAACGGAAATGTATTTGAAGTCTTTACTAACACTTCTCAGGGATGTACTTCTAACATTAATACTATCACCCGCCTAACTTCTCTCGCCCTTCGTTCTGGAGTTAAAGTGACCGAGATTGTAAAGGAACTGAAGGGAAGTAAGTGTGCAGCCTGTCATAGTGTAAAGAAAAATGGCGGAAAAGTGTCTGATTCGTGTGGAACTTGCATAGGAGAGGCACTAGAGAAATACTACAATGAGATTAAACAAAAACCTTCTGATATTAAAAATGAAGTGTTTGTAAAAAAAGAAGTAGTAAAAGAAGAACCGTCTGACTTGTTACCCTGCCCTGAGTGCAATGCTAAAACACTTAGACCAGAAGGAAAATGCTTCACTTGCTCTAATTGTGGTTATTCGAAATGTGATTAAGGAGGAGCTATGAAAAATTTATACTTAATTTCAGGTAAAGCTGAAAGTGGAAAAGATACATTTACAGATGTGGCAATTAAACTCTTATACCCAAGTTTTGGAAGCACAGCAAGACACGCTTTTGCATATGCCGTTAAGCAAATAGCAAAAGAAAGCTTGGGATGGGATGGGGAAAAAGACGAAAAATGAAGGGCATTACTTCAGTTAGTAGGAGATGGAGGCAGACAATATAACCCCAATATTTGGATTGAGAAAATGATAGCTATGTTGAATAAACATCAAGGAGTCTATGAACATATCTTCCTCACCGACTGTCGTTATCCTAATGAGATTATTTTTCTCAAAGCATGGGGAAAACAAAATGGATATAATTGTAACGCAATTCGTGTTATGAGGCCAAATCATCAATCTAAACTTTCACCGGAACAACTTCTTAACTCGTCTGAAACGGCATTAGATGAATTTAAAGAGTGGGATTATATAGTATTGAATGATAATACTTTTGAGGATTTTAAATTAAAAACTGCGGAAGTAATATTAACAATTCTAAAAGGGGCTTAACAGCCCCTTTTTCTCTTGACAAGTTGACATTATTGTGTTAAACTTTAGTTACACTAAATTTAAGGAGTTGATTGTTTGAGAAACCCGGAACGTATTAATAATGTAATAATTGAACTACACAAATTGTGGCAACAATACCCAGATATGAGATTTGGGCAGTTAATTGAATGTATCATTGTTAAATCCCACGATAATCACACATCAGTTATGGGAGTAGAGAATGACCTATGGCACTGGGAGGAAGAGCGTTGGCTTAAAGCAATAAAAGAATATGATAAGAATGGGAAGGATTAGAATGAAAAATACAACGGAAGAATTAAAATTTTTGATAGAAAAACATATAGCCATTGCTAAAGACTTTAAAGGGAAACCTTCCGGCGAAGATTCTCGCCAAATTGCTCAATTCCTTGTAGAGCTTTTAGCATATAGAAAATACTATGCGGAATTGAAGGAGAAAATTAATGAAGATTGTAAAGAGATTTGATACAAAACCTAAGTTTCAAGGATGGACAAAACAGGATTATCTTTCCGCCAACATTCCTTTTATCGAGCCGATGGTGTGTAAGGAGTTCTCTGATAAGTATGTAAGTAAGTTTGATGGGATTCCTGTTGCTCAAGAAAAATTGGATGGACATAGAGCAATTTGTGTTGTTACTGACGAAGGAAATCGTTTCTTTTCCCGCCGAATTTCTAAGAAAACAGAATGGATGGCGGAAAATACTGATTGTGTGCCTCATCTTAGAGATAAACAAGGATTGCCTATTGGAACTATCTTGGACGGAGAACTTGTTCATCCTCTTGGGTTCTCCTCAACCCAATCTGTAACAGGAAGTTTGCCTGAAAACGCAATTAAGTTTCAAATGGAAAATGGATGGATTGAATATCATGTGTTTGATATTCTTCAACTTGGGAGTGACAACTACGAACAAATGGATTACATTTTCCGCGCCTCTATGTTACAGCAGTGTAACATCTTTAACAACGTCAACATTTACATCGAAGATACTCTGGGAGCAGTTGCAGACAAACTGTACGCTGAAAGAAACTTGGATGTAGTATGTGTAGACTCATTTAAAATGTTACTGGAGAGAATGTGGGAAGTCGGAAAAGAGGGGCTTATCATTAAAGATGGGAAGTCGAAGTATGAACAGGGAAAACGCTCCTCAAAGTGGCTAAAACTAAAAGAAGTCATTGACTATGACGTAATTATTTGTGGATTCCAAGAACCAACAAGAGAATATGACGGAAAAACTCTTGGAGATAAAGGATACTGGGATTATTGGGAAGACAGTCGCGGAGTAAAATTTGAAAAAAGAATGACTGTAAAAGAGGCAGTAAATCTTTCCCCAGTCACTAAGCCCTATGCTAAAGGATGGATTGGCGCAATAGAGTTTGGCTTACTTAGAAAATTTGGAGAATATGGGGATGTAGAATTAGTAAAAATTGGAGAAGCCAAAGGAATCTCTGATGCAGACCAAGAGTATATTAAACAACATCGTGAACAACTCATTGGAACCGTTATCACGATTAAAGCTCAGGGTGTTATTAATTCCGCGACTAATTCTTTACGTCACCCGCGACTTTCTCGTTTTCGTAACGTAGATAAATCAGCGGAATCATGCAAGTGGGAGGAATTTGGGCAATGAGAGCAGTAAAAGAATACAGCCCAGAAACGTGTTCAACGCGAATTTCAGTAGAAGTTTTAGATATAGAAGTTTTACAGGCAAAATTTGAAATAGATTTGCGGGAAAGAATTCAAAAAGAACTTGCTAATTACTTCGTCCAAAATTTTCTTTTTAAACACGGAGGAAAGCTGATGCAGTCTTTAGTTGATGAAGTAAATGAAGGATTTTTGGCGAAAGAAGTAGCAAAAGAAGTGGCAAGTATTATAGCAAAAAGAATAATGAAAGAACACGTGGAGGAAAAGAAATGAAATTAGAAGAAATTGGATTCTACACTTTAAGTGATGAAAGGGCATTTAACTCTTGCGTTTATTCTCCCCTCATGCGATGTGAGTTAATTCTAACAGATGCTTGTAACTTTAAATGCCCTTACTGTAGGGGCTTGCGGAACGATATTAAAGGAACAATGTCTTTTGAAAAAGCTATAGAGGCAGTAAAGTTATGGTCGGATAATGGACTTAAAAACATTCGACTTTCTGGGGGCGAGCCTACCGTTTGGAAAGATATTGTCACATTAGTAGAATACTGCAAAGAACGAAAGATTGATAGAATTGCTATGTCAACTAATGGCTCTGCTGATATTAAACTTTATAAGGAACTTATCAAAGCTGGAGTAAATGACTTCTCAATTTCCCTCGACGCTTGTTGCTCATCTCATGGGGAAGTTATGAGTGGGGGAATTAAAGGAGCATGGGAAAAAGTTATTGATAACATTAAAACACTATCAAAACTTACTTATGTTTCTGTCGGAGTAGTTGTCACCGAGGATACTTTTAAAGACTTAAAAAGTATTATTGAATTTTCAGATAGCCTAGGAGTTGAAGATATCCGTATTATTCCTTCCGCCCAATTCGATGCCTTTTTGGAAACAGCAAAAGAAGTTGATTTAAGCATTTTGGAAAAACACCCTATCCTGAAGTACCGAGTTACCAATATAATTAACAATCGTCATGTAAGAGGCATTAAGCCTACCGATAGTAATAAATGCGGATTAGTTCTTGATGATATGCTTATTGCCGGAAAATACCACTTCCCTTGCGTTATTTATATGCGTGAGCAGGGAAACCCGATAGGAAAAGTTGGCGCGGGGATGAGGGCGGAAAGATTGAAATGGCATATTGAACATGACACACATAAAGACCCAATCTGTAGCAAAAACTGTTTAGATGTTTGTATTGACTATAATAACAAATTCGCGGAAGGAAATAAGTATGCAAACCTATTTAGAACAGCTTGATAGTAGTTTATTTGATTTTCATACTTGGGAAGCAGGAAGTTTAACTATGCTTGGAATTAGCACTCGCTACGAAGATATAGTTAAAAACAAAGGATTAATCCAAACATACGCAATTGGATGGGCGAGGGGAGAAACCCTTCCCTGTAGACCGAAAACAGATTGTATGGGAGTCATGTTTAATAAAAATGGAAATATATTCTGGACACACTTAACCAACAATGAATTTCATGAAATATTTATTACGGAGGAAAGAAATGAGAAGTTTAGCAAGTGTACAAACAATAGTAGCAAAATACCCAATTGAAAATGCGGATAAAATTGAATCAGTAAGAATTTTAGGGTGGAATTGCGTAGTAAAAAAGGAAGATAACTTTAAAGTCGAGGATAAAGTTGTTTATGTTGAAGTGGACAGCATTATGCCTGATAAAACGGAATTCGATTTTCTTCGTGATTCAAAAGGAGTTATGAAGAAACTTCGCACCATTCGTCTACGTGGAGTTATCAGTCAAGGACTTGTTCTTCCTCTTTCTGTTCTCCCCGCAGGGGAATATGTTGATGGGCAAGATGTAACAGAAGTATTGGGAGTAACAAAATATGAGCCTGAAGTAAGTGAATCACTTCGCGGGAAACAGAAAACATCTGTTAAAGTTTGTTTCCCAGATGGGATGCCTCATTTCATGCGTAAGTTTATGGTTCACTACACACTTCCTTTGGCGAGATTCTTTTTCAACAAGAAAATGGGAGCAACCTTCCCGCCATTTATTCCTAAGACCGATGAAACACGTGTACAAGTCCTTCAATCATTGCTTCAAAAGCACGAAGGGGTAGCTTGCTACGTCAGCGAAAAACTTGATGGCTCTTCATGCACAGTTTATCTTAATGAAGGAGAATTTGGAGTCTGTTCGCGAAATATTGACCTCAAGGAAGAGGAAGGAAATGCTTTCTGGGATACTGTAAAAGCGCATGATATTGAGAAAAAATTGCGTAGACTAATTAAAGAAATAAAGATAAACAATGTAGCTATTCAAGGGGAACTCATTGGAGAGGGGATTCAAGGGAATAAATATAAATTGCGGGGAAAAGATATTTATTTTTTTAATGTATGGGATATTGATAAACGAGAGTATCTTTCGCTTAATGATTTTACATCATTTATTACTCTGATTAATGAAAAAACAGTACCTATTCTACAAACCACTCACGCTCTTATTGCAAGCTCTGATTACTACGTAGAATTAGCTAAAGGAAAATCAGTTCTTGCTGATGTTCACCGCGAAGGAATTGTTATTCGACCAAAGGAAACTATTAAAGATTTTGAATCGCGTGGATTAACTAACGGGCGTATTTCCTTTAAAGCTATCAATCCAGACTTTTTATTAAAGTATGAAGATTAAGGAGTAGATAAAATGGCAACAAAAAACAAAATGAGTAGCGAAGCATGGGCTAAAGTAAAGGAAAGTCGAAAAGAAGTAAGACCTCTGGAGTTTGCAGAAATTCCTAAAAACAGGATTGGAAGAAAACAACGGCGGAAAATGGAAAGAATGAAATAACCTACCTTTTAATAATTTAATAAAATGTGATATACTATAGGAAGTAGAATTTATACTTCCTATTTTATTTTGCAACGAAAGAGGCGAATTTATGGTATCCACAAATGAATTAATCGAAAAAATATATGATTTCTGTGAAGCACTATCCGGCAATAAATTATTCCCCTATCAATCTGCTCCCGCGAAAAGAATTATCCGTTCCTTATTAGAAGGGGACGGGGAAGTTATAAGCTGCACATGGAGTAGGCAGAGTGGTAAGTCATTTACTATCTCTTTGATTGCTTCCGGCTTGAGTATTATACTCCCTTTACTTGCAAATATGCCAATGTTTGCGAATGATAAGCGACTACAGAAGTTTAAGTCCGGCTTTAGCTTGGGGGTGTTCGCCCCAGCATTACATCAATCTCAAATTATATTTGGAAATATTAAAAAGAATTTAGCGTCTGATTCCGCCGCCGAGATTTGTTCTGACCCTGAAATAGCCGTGGGATTTAGTACATTCAATGGGCAAAACGTGACACTAAAATTTAATAATCTTGGAATAAGTTCTGTCATTACCTGTATGTCAGCTTCAGATAACTCTAATATTGTAGGCTCATCATTCATGCTTATTATTTGCGACGAATCACAAGACATTGGAAATAGTAAATATATGGTATCAATATCGCCAATGGGGGCCTTTTATAATGCTACACATATCTTAATCGGAACCCCATCTATTACAAGGGGATTCTTTTATGATATTATAGAAAAAAATCGGAAAGAATATGAAGATGGGAGTAGGTATAGAAACCATTTTGAGTATAACTATAAAACCATCATAAAATATAACGAAAACTATATGAGATATATAGAGAAAGAAAAGAAAAAGCTGGGAGAAACATCCGACGAATTCCGCCTTTCTTATA